ACAGCTTCATTTGAATTAAATTCTGATGATCCTGATAATTTAACTATAAATCCATAATTAGGGATGGATGAACTATACCATGCATTTACTGTTTTAGTTACAGGTAATTCAATATCTTTATTTGAGCGTAATCCAAAAGATTCAGTAACTAGAAAACTTGAAGTTGTAAACCAATTTCCTCCACCTTGAGAAGCATATGTTGAATTATATGATCCTGTATAAGCATATCCTCCAATGGTACCATTTATAGACCAAGTACTAGAAGTTGAATAGGTTGAGTATACCCATGAAATTCCATCAGTTACTACAGGGGAATCTAAATAATATCCTGTTCCATTATTCCATGTTTGAGCTATAGGTCGGATTTCTAAAGTTGTATCTGTATTAATACCTTGGGCTTCAGCAATTGAATTTCTTAAATAAACATCAAAAGAAGCATTATTAATTTTATTATCAATAATGTCCTTTATTTCATCTGTATCAAATTGAATAAGGTATCTTGCTACATCTGGGGTTCCCTCAAGTCCAAATTTATTAGATACTTCTAAGATAGCATCTAACCCTGTATTCATTGTAGGGTAAAGGGAATATATGGTAGCGTCTTGAGTAGGGAATATTTTGTATATAGCCATCTATAATATTTTATTATAAATATGGCGTTACAAAGGAACTACTTTACCTTTTATATCTAAATTAGGGTATTTTACTTCAAAAATACTAGGATCTAATGATGGATAAATTACTTGATTTTGAGTTGCTCCTGTTATATCATAAGCATATTGAGAATATCCTGAAGTGGTTCCTGCTTTATTTGAAATATTAACAGATTTTACTGATTGGACTCCTTTAATTTTATCTAGAGTAATATAAAGATCTCGCATCATAATTGGTTGATTTAATTGCCAATTATTTATATTAAAATATGTTTGGAGAGCTGTTATACACGATAATAAAACTTCATTATTATTATATTCAGGCAATACTATAATTTCAAAATCAACACCTATATTAATAATATATGCATCTCTAATTTCAATATTATCTCCAATCATTCTATATTGAGATAAATAAGTTCTTAAATTATTTTTTAATGTATCATTAGCATAATCTAATTGGCCTATTGAATTTAAAGATAAAACATATAAATTAAGAGTTTCAATAGTTGATACTTGATTATCTGTTAATTTTGGTTGTTCAATATATGCTTTAGTTACAGCACCATAATCAGAAGGCATACTTAAAGCTCTAATTAAATAATCATCTGCGGTAACTGATCGTTGTTGGGATGCAGCTATTGCTAGGGTATTTTGACGAATTTCTTCTAATGTGTCTCCACCTCTACCTCCAGAAGCAGCATCTGGGTTGTTTGCTGAAAGTGAGTTAAAGATATAATTTGCAAGAATAGGGTCTAAGTTAATATTATTAAACTTACAATTACTTGTAGCTAAATTATTTAGAGTATTAGCCGGTACATTTGATGTAACACCACCACCCGTTAAATATCTTACTGTTAGAGTAGTATTAGATGGGGATATACCATATGTTCCTGTATATAAAAAGTTTACAGGTGAATAAGCTGCAGTTAATTTATCTTGTTCAAATGGTAAACCAATACCTACATTATTGGGATTTGGAGTAATTTCTTCTGTAATAGTAGTTGGAGATCCAGCTCCAAATTGTAATTGTAAATTAGTTAATGATGTAAATCTAGTTGCAAAACGTTTTGCTACTTTTTTTAACTTTAATAAATAAGGTGTATCACCGTTTTGATTAGGATCATTAATATTAGTATTTTTAATAGTATCTAATACCATTTCTTGACCTAAATGATCTACTTCATACCATCTATTACCATCAGCATCTGTAACGTCTAATATTTTAATAATATTATTATTTTGTATATTTACGGTTTGATATGGAACGGGGGTTGAAAAATTAAAATATGAAGTATTAATAGCTGCTGAAATTGCTTTTCTGCTTTTCTTTAGAAGAAAATATTGAGGATTATTTCCTGATATTTGGTATATAGTTACTTCAGTTGGATCTTGAGAACTTGATACTGAGAAGTCTATTTTGTCTTGTATTATAAAAGAATTACCATTTTGGGAAGTGATGGTTGTATTTTCCCCAATTGTTATTGCATAGTTGTAATCAGGTACGTAATCCCCACCAACATTAATTGAAGGTAATTGTTGATAAAAATCAATTGTTGTTTGAGCTACACCTGTAGTTTTAGGTCTATAATTAAACATATATGCTAAATCAAAAACATTATTTGTTTGTTGAGCATATTGAATAAAAGTTTCTTGGAATTGATTATCTAAATAAAAACTTAAAACATCTCCAACATATGAAGCTTGTTCCATAAACATCATTCCTGGGGAAGTTTCTGAAAAGTCAGTATATGTTTGTGGGAAATATGTTCTAGCATATTCAATTAAACGTGATCTAAAATCTGAAAAGTCACGGTTAATATATTTTATATCTCTATTTGTTGTAGCCATTTTTAAAATTGGAATGTAATGTTGTCATTAATATTTGAATATTCAATAGAATATTTGAGTTGAACAATAACTGAATTATTATCATCATTTCTTAGGACATCTAGAGAATCTACTGTTACTGCAGGGAAATATTTTTCAAGTTTTTGTTCAACATCTTGTTTTAGAAAATCTAAAGTATTCTCAGCAATTTGATCAAATATATAATTTCTTAATCCCCCACCAAATGTTGGGTTCATTATTATTTCCCCAGGGTTGGTTAGGAAAAAATTAATTATATTATTTTTTATAGCTTGGGAAGTTAAATAATTAGGAGTAAAAACTCCAGGCCCACTAAAAGGTAAATTCACCCCAACAGCAACGTTAGGATTTAAATCAATAGGATCTATTTGTTGGGGATTAAATGCCATTATTTAGTGTTTAATAAACTCATAATTTGATCCATACCCACTTCTCCTGTTCCTAAATTTCCATTTACTGTATCCATAGATTGAGGTCTAAAAGTTGGTTGGATATCATTTGTAGTAAAACTCATAGCTGTTTCACCTAATACATCAGCATATTTTGATCTCAAATCCATTGTAGGTTGAGTAAATGTTGGTTGAGGTGATTGAGCAGGTGGAGTATATGATTCTCTAACTACTTGTTTAGGAGAGCGAACTGCTTCCAATAGAATTTCTTTTAATTCTTCTTGAATTGCCTCTCTTACTGCATCTTTAATAAATTTTTTTAATTCTGTTGATTTCATATAATTATAAATATTTGGTTAGTCTGCTTTTAAATTATTTTGTTGAATGTAAAATACAAGCTCATCAATCAATATCTGATCAATTGAGCTAAATGACCATTCTCCTTTTAACATTACTACATTCTGTTTATTTGTAGCTATAGCTCGTCTACGTTTTAATGGTTTATCTGTTATCTCAGTTTCAACTCCCATAGTAAATCCATATGCATTTGTAACTACAGGGGAGGTTTGGGTAGATTGTTGATTAGTTAAGGCTGTTAATTCTTGTGAAATTTGATCTTGAGCCACATTTGGATAACAAAATTGAGTTAAAAGATCTAAAAGATTTAAGAATTCAAGAATTTGAGATAATACACCTCTTAATAATGTTAAAATTGCTAAAGTAGTAGTATTAATATAAAGTAATTTTTCTACTAAAGAATCTAAGAATTTAAGAGTATCTTGTACACCTGTAATAACATTTAATGGGATCCCAACACCCGCAACTGCTACCGGTAAAGGCAATTGGCGTAATATTTTAATAGTTGGGGATGTAACACCTAATATTACTTCTGATTTAGCCAAAGCATCTGTTGTATTAGTAATTACGGTAAGAGTACTATTAATTTTTTTAACAAGCTTATTTTTAGTAGCTATTAATTTATCCATTTCCTCTTTTGTAGGACAAGTAATTATATCTTTTATCTCATCAAAGGCCTCAGCAGGATTAATTTTTGATTTTTCTATTATTTTTTGAACTTCACTAATACCATAAGCTGCTATTAAACTTAATACTAAAGGTATTACTATACCTTTTAAATCATCTATACTTTTATTTAATTTCTTTTGAACTCTAAAATCAACAGTTACGTTTTTTGTATTATAATTTTCTACTGTTGAAGATGGAAATTTCAAAAGATCTAAAATTTCTTTTTTTAAATTAGATTCTTTAGCATTTAAAGTAATAATTCCTAAATTTGGTTTAAGATCCCCAACAGATGTATAAGGTATTATAGTAGTAGGAGAATATCCTTTTGTTGTAAAGTTTAATTTAAATTTAGATGGATCTAATCCTGTGCCTCCTATATTAGGGTGATTTATAGTAAATTCACCTTTTTTATCTGTTGTAGCTTTTTTAAAAAATACATTATTAATTTTAACTCCTGGTAAGGGTTCATTAGTGATAGAATTTACTACTGTTCCTTTAACTGGTTTAAATTTTAACTTTTTAGGCAATTCAGGTAATGAACCAGACACAGGAACCGATGGAAGATTTATCCCTAATATAGATAAAACATCATTTAAATCTATATCTAGTTCCATTGAACTTGTATTATTTGAGCCTGTTACTTCTGAAGCCATTATTGTACTTTGGTTGTTTTAGATTTTAAACTATTATCACTTAATTGAGCTAAGATACCATTAGCACTATTAATTTGATTTAATACACTACCCGCAACTGAATTGTAAGAAGTTACTAGAGCACCATTAGGATAATCTCTTTGTACTTGTAAAATAGAAGCTAAATCTTTAACAGCATTTGCTAATTGTTTTAAAACTTCAATAGTATCATCACCTAATAAAACAGGTTGAGTAGCATTTTTAGAACCTAATTTAATATCATTTGAGCCAATGTAATGAGAAGTTGCATCTATATTTACACTACCATTAG